CTTTTGATTAACCTCTTGAGTGTCAAGATCGACGTTAAAACGCTTCAACCGGTTACGGATATATTGACCAACGCCCTGCTGGAGAAAAGCATTACCAGTAGGTTCGACGGCAATACACCGGTCAGTTTTAGCGCTTTTGGGAACGGTGATAAACTTGCATCCTTTAACTAAACAAAAGTTAGAAGGAGTCAAGCCGACAGGCCCTGATGGGTAGTGACCAGTGATGGCCTCTAACCAATTTGGATCTGTCTCGACGACAAGCCTTAAGTACTTTAAGGCTGGCGCCGTCACACTGAACGCTTTGGACATTTTTGTTGTGAACGGCACGCCCCGACGATGGTCGAAGGTCGCGCCGCCACTCCACTGGCATCCCGAAAGAACTTTTCTAAGACTAAAACCGCCGAGAACTTTGGAGATTTTGCGCTGAGCAAGCGAAAGAACTTGCTCAACCCCTGGTTGTCCAGGGTCTCCAGAGAAGAATCGTCGGTTCGTCGAAGAACAGCTTTCCTCAGCAGATATCCACTTGCTGAGTGCCACGGCTTTGGTGTCGATACCTGTAGTCAACCCCTTCCATTTAGAAAGGAAATTCACTAGCATGTAATCTAACGCAAAATCGTAAGCATTTGGATAGCCATCAGGCCTTATACGCAACTCTGCTAGCTGGGCAAATTCGCCATGCCTGCAGAGAAGCTCGGCCTGTAAGGCAGTTACGGATCCAACTCTCATGCAGAGATCGCGAAACACTCGCATCTCGGCACAATCACTTGTGTGCATGAACAAGGCCTCACTGTAAGGTTAACGGTCAACTACCTCTGATCGATCGGAACGTCAAACTGCCGACGCTCTTCCCGAATTTGAGTAAGACGACCTCTTTTGGCAGCCCATTCTGCGATGAACGAGAGCATTGCTCCCGCTAACTCCCAGAGAAGGGCCCGCCTCAAGATAAACCTTGCAGCGTTTCAACCGCAGCCAACACGTTAGCGTTGTTCTGCAGGTTGTACGTCATCTTCCGGAGGGTCTTTCGATCCTCTAGAGATGTCCGCTCAGGCATCACATACTCTGTGAAGCTTCGCGAAATGTAGGCCAAGGTTGGAGCAGGAGCGATTCCGGTGACCGTTGAATTGGTCAGATTTTCCAGAATCGGCTCATGCAACCCCACGATAGCACGGATGGTCCGTTTCGAGGAGTCAGTACCCGCTTGACCGGGAGGTGGACGTTTCAGCTGAATGCTGATCTTCCAATACCCGATCATTGAGGCCTGACTTTGGTCCTCGAACCAGAACACCGAGTTGTCGCGAGGGTCCACGCCTAGTGGAACGAAGGTGTGATTCACTGGGGTCGCCAGTGCATCAGCTAGCACTATGCTGACTGCTGCGGGCATTTAAGCTCCGAAGTTTGCTGTTTACAACGATACCACTATGGTAAAGCTGTTTGCATCGACTTTCGGGGTCAGTTAACCCCTAGATCTCCGCTACCTCCTTAATGCGTTCGCTAATAAAGCTGCACTAGACAGAAGTCTTTGCGGGCCTAAATTAGCTGCGAATACGGGAGGTCTTGGAAACGGCCATCCGGCAAGTACAGATCTCACGAACTGCACTTCCTTCCGTCGGGACTTCATATTCCAGGTGTTCTTCCAGCCATTAAAGTTGTATGAACCAGCGTCATTCGACGTGGCATCACAAACTTGGAGGGCAGAAATATAACCTGAAAGAAAGTCGCCCCGATAGAGCATAGCCGTCTCGGCACTCCTCAGAAAACCGCCCACATCATAGAACCAATCCACTACAAAGCTGTAGGGCATAAGTTCCCATGCTATGGATACGGGATTCAGAGAGGTCCACCTCGAGAGATCAACACCCTGCCGTGAAGCCATCCGTAGTTTGATACGGTACCCTTGAAAGGTACTATATTTCACTATGTCAGTCTTCACTTTAGGACTGTTGCTCAACCCTTGGTAAGCCTTAGTGCCGGGGACCTTACGTGAAGCACTCCCTGTTATAATCTCTGACGTTTTGAGGTTATAACGAAGGCTCTCATCGGCGATAGAATAAACATCACTGATGAGGGGTTTCCACCCGTACTGCCACTCTAACCACTTCGACCCGATCCTGCGAAGGATATGAGTCTTCCGGCGTACTAGAGAGTCAAAGCTTTCGAGAACGTTGAACATCCTGGCCGTCTGCTTCGCTTGGAAAAGCGAAATAGATAAGTCAAGATCTCCACGAGCCCGTTTGTTTAACCTCTCTACGGCTTCATTGTAGATAACGTCCATATTCTGATAAAGTGCTGAACAATCTGGCACTGAACCATTATATCGACCTCTCTGCAAGGTCCACTGTTTAGGTGAACCAGCCAAAGCGTCCTGCCGCCAGTAGCCCATAGCAGGGTCATTAAAGACCGTGTTATAGCTCCAGGTAGTAGGATTCTTGTGGTCGCCAGGATTCATTGGTGATGGATTTACGGCCTGATTCCAGCCTCCCCTCGTTGTATCAATGAAAGAGCTCTTGACGAAACCGTCAAAGGTCTCAGTCAGAAGATACCCCGGGGTTTGGATGAAAACGGCCTTCAAATCTACCTCCTTTCGGATTTTACCAATGGAAGTGATCACCACGTCTTGGAGAGACG